TATCAATATTTTCTTTTTTAATTTTATTTAAAAAATCATCTCTTAATTTAGAAAGTGTATCAATATATTCAGCACTTTTAACAATATATTTTTTGGATTTTTTTTTACTAAAATTTAAATGTTTAAAAATTTTATTAATTTTTTTATTAATTAAATCTAATTTATCTATTACAACAAGAATTCCACTTGTATTGATAGTATTGTCTATTTCATCTTTTTTTATCATTTTATTGTTTTTTGAAAACCACCAACCTTTTGTGGTAATACCTTTACTTCTTAAAATCTGTATTTCTAATGGGCTATAGTCAGTATTTTTTATTTTTTTTGAGACATTTTCTAATTTTGCCATTTTAGGTTAATCCGGCAACACCAAACAGCGGTTCACCAGAATTAAAAAATACAGCAGCACAATCTTCTTTTATCATTGTGTATACTGGATTTGGTATGCCATATTGTATACCCGGAGATACTGGTTTTCTTGGAGTAAGTGGAGTTTGAGAAGTTTGTGTAGGTTGATTAGTTAATGATTGTTTTCCTGCCGAAGGATTAGTTGAAGCTTTTGGCGCACTACTCGATTGAGCAGTAGATCCACCTCCACCACCACTTCCTCCACCGCCGTTAAATGATTTAGCAAAAGATACTGGATTTACGGTAGAAAATGATGTAGATGTTGGAATTCCATTGTTTTTTCCACCGATTATAGCCGCAGCATTTGCAATTCTTTGCTGTCTTGCTGTTCCACTTGATCTTTCATAATGAATATCAAATAAAGCAGCCGCATCTGCCGCCGAGGTCGCTCCTCTTATAATATTACCCGCTCTTTTTTCACTATTGTTTAATTCCCAATTAAGAAATGCTAATTGTTCTTTAAAATTAGATTCTCTAATATCTTTATTATATAATTGTGAAAATTTATTTTGTCTGTCCGGATGCCATTGCGCAATTCCATATGCACGGCCATTATCACCAAGCGCATTTATTTTAAGATTTATTCCACTTTCTACCTGTAGATTTCCTATTATTCCGGCGGCCTGCTCTTTGGTCCATCCTTGTTTGGTTAAATAATTCATGGCTTCAGCAGTGCTTCCATTTCCGCCTAGTCCTTTAATTCCAGCCATTTGAGCATTATTCATTTGTCTGGGAACATTTGTTGTTGTGGGAGTAGGCTTGCTGCTAGCGGTAGCTCCTGGATCTTTCTTTTTTGGACCAAATCCAAAGAAAGAACCTATATTTGATATAGGAGTTTTTATAAAATTAAATGTATCATCGACAAATTCTTTTAGTATAGCTCCTATATCTTTTCCATCAAATATCCATTCACCAACTTTTTTTGCTATGTATTCTCCTACATTTGCACCCACAAATGAACCAACTAATCCTCCGATAACTCCTCCAATCGCTGTTCCTATTATTGGTACTATTGATCCAAAAAAAGCACCAATGGCGGTCCCGCCAGCTTCACCCACAATTGCTCCTATAAGAGCTCCAAATGCTTTTAAAAAATCTGATTTAACTTTATCATCTAATTTAAATCCATTACTAAGAAAATCAATTATAGCATCTGAAAATACCAATAGAGTACCAATTATACCAACAAATTTTCCTAAAAATTTTAAAAGAGATTTGCCTTTCTCTAGAAGAGGTTTAAATAATTTGAAAAATTGAAGAGTTTTCTTTTCAACAAAACTCAATGTTTTTTTAACTATAGATTTTCCTTTAGAACTAGAAAGATTTTTTGCTTCTTCATATGCGGCTCTTGCTTCTTTTGCTTCTTCCTCAGAATTTATTAAAGCCTTTTCATCTTTACCTATATTTTTAGGAACAGTTGATCTTTTTTTAAAAGCTCCTATAATACTTTTTATAGCATTATCTATAGTTTTTCCTATTTTACTCAAACTAACTACCATCCAAGCACCAAAAGCGGTTTTAAGATTACCTAACCATCTAGCAAATAATAAAAAGCCGGCGCCTAGCAATAACATTAAAGAACCACTCATTTTGGTTTTTTCTTTATCAGAATTGTCAACGGGTTCTACATCACGATTATTTTTTTTACCTTTAAGAGAAGCTTCTTCTTTTTCAATTTCCATATCTTCAACAGTTCGTTTTAAAAAATCCAATTGTTCTGTTGTATTTTTTAAAACATTTTTAGATATATCAATAAGCGTTGTTATTTTATTATCAATAATATCTAATTTTTTGACAATTATTATAGTAGGATTTGATTCTAAAGTTCTTGTAATCTCTTCTTTTTTGACCATTTCATTATCACGAGCAAACCAAAAGCCGCGCGGTTTAATACCTTCTTGTTTTAATATTGCTTGTTCTAAAGGATTATATGTATCAGACTGTTTTACTTTTTTTGTAGTTTTTTCTAATTTATCTGTTTTTTCATTTGTATCTTTTTCTAATTTTTTTATATCTTTTATAGCACCTTTAGCAGCAGTGCCTTCAGCGGCAGCCCCCGCTTCACCGACAGCCCCTGCTTCTGCACCGATCGCCGCGCCACCTTCTAATAATGGTAGTAAAAATGCCATTTAATTAACTCTATTTTCTTCTTCTATAATATCTTTAATCATACCGACATATAAATCTCTTTCAAAAGGAATCAAATTTTCCAATTCGTCTATGGAATAATGATGATGATGAACCATAGAAAATAATGTAGAATAATAATTATTTAAATCATTGTGAACTAGGCCAATGTAAAAAAATCATCTAACGTAGTCAACTCAATTGTTCGAGCCGTTCCTTTTGAATTAGTATATTCAATCTTATGATATAGTCTAGGCATAGTTTCAAAGAATTTTTGAATATTTTCAAATGTTTTTACATTTAATGAATCGACAAATTCTTCTAATTCTTGTTTATTACATTCTTTTGCAAGATAAACTTCTTCAGCATCATAAATTTTATCAAGGCATTCTTTGATCATATACACAGACATATCAGCATCACTAATATCTTCAGGAACATTATCTATCATTGTTGCCGTGGGATATTTCATAATAATTCCAACGTCATTATCTATTTTAATTTTATTTGTATGTTCTGGAGTATGTTGAATTTCTATATCGTCCAAAGATACTTTAAATTCATAAGTTTTTTCATCTTCATGATCAATGTATTTTAATTCTACGACATTATCAACAGATTTTGATCTTATCTTTAAAAAAAGATATTCTAAATCAAATGTTGTTAATGAGTCTACATCAACATCTGTTCCATCAATCAAAGTCATACAATTATTAATGACTTGTTTTAGGGCATTAATCATTTCTTTTTTTGTGCCACCCTGTTGAGCAATTAAAAGAATTTTTTCTTCTTTTACAAGAAAAGGTCTGTATTTAGCGTCTTTATTTGTAGATGGTATAGTCACATCGAAAAGAGGTACTTTTAATTTAGGTAATGGCATAATAAACTCCTATTATATTATTCAAATTATGATTTATAATTGTATTTGATTTGTTAAAGAACTATTTGAAGGTGAAACATAATTTCCAGCCGGGTTATTTTGAAGTCCAACTAAAGTTCTAGCATTTGCTAAATTAATAGCATCTGAAACTCCCACCGGATATTGTAGTGCGCTTATAGTTTGTGAAGGTGATGAAAATCCTAATTGAGATTGTATATTACTTAAACTACTCAAGTCGTCGATTTGAGTAGTTGTTTCAGAATTAATACTGTAATCTGTATACATAAAAACAACGTCTACTTTCATATATTGATCATTTGTCGCCCAACCGAGAGAAATATCACCAACCTGTTTAGCATAACATTGTTTAAATGTATAAGTCATTATTGTATCTTGATGATCATTGTAAACATATACAGTAAGATCAAATTCTAAATCACCTTTATATGCTACCTCATAAGGATATGCTGTTGTTCTTCCGCCCAACAAAGTTTCACCCTGAGTGCTCATATTATTATAATTCATGAATGATGTTGTAGCAGATATATTTTTTAAAACATTAATGAGTACGTTTTGTTGAGAAGCTTCTACTATAAATGTCATTCGTAATGGTTGAAAAACAGGACGAAATGGAACATTTTCTATAGGACCATAGCCATATCTTCTTATCATTTGTGTATCTAAATCTGTTGCTGGTATAGATACATTTTCAGTAAAAAACATTAAGCTATTTGATAAAAATCCAGATTGTTGAAAGTTTACCAGATATAGATTGTCCTTAAGTAAGCCATTTCTTAAAGCATTGGCTTTAAATTCGGCAATATTAAATCCATTTAACGCCATTTATTTACCTATCATTTTTCTGCTATCTGCCCAGACCTTTTGGTTTGAAGCCTTTGCAAAATTTTCTACTGGAAGCCAAAGCGCAATATCCCATTCTGTCGGCACTATCATAATAAATTTAGACCGCACATGATTATTAAGATACATTTTTATGCAAGGTTTTATATATTTATTTGTTGCAGCAGCATTCAATATATTATAGCTTATTTTTAATCTTGCGGCATCACTTAGTTTAGGATCATTTACTTTAGGATATAAAAGATCCATCAATTTTGCTCTTAAAATATATGGTAAATAGTGTAGATTTATTCCTAAAAATCCATTTGGTACTTTTTTAAATGGAAATATTAAAGGAAATCTATCATAATATGGTAGTTCTTTTTTTAATTTTGGATCATATGAAAATAGATACATCTTTCCAACTTCTATTCTATTCACTAATGCTTCTCGTGAACGAAGAAGTTTTCCTTCATTTATGTTTTTAACTTTTAATGCAGTATCGCGATACCAATTACGAGCTTCCTGTGTTCTACCAGGAACTTGACCCGCTCTAAGACCTTGTGCTAATATCTGATCAAATAACTGAACAGCTATAGTATATCTCCTTTTATAAATAACTTGAATAGTATTATGGCTATTCTATTTATCAAAGGAAAATATAATGAGCAATTTACTACAGACAATCGAAAATGATTTAAAGACTATTTGGGTTGATGCAGAACATTTTGTCGTGGGTGAAGCAGAAATTCTTTGGGATGATTTTAAAGCTATTCTAAATTCTACTTTACCTTCTCAATATATAATTTTAAGAAACTTTGTTCTTCAAGTTCTTCCTGAAATTTCTACCGGAAATATTGCAGATATTGAAACCGCAATTTTAAATCTTGCCGTAGTTCAAGAATTAGATTGGGTTAAAAATTTAGGTTCTACAATGCTTCAGGCTATAATTGCTTTAGTTACGGCCAGTATTACTCATGTTCCTTCTTCAGTTCCAAATTCTGCAAATTCAGTAGCTAAATAAAAATAACTATTTTCTATAGATTTCATTTTCAGTAATAATTTGAAATCTCCATTTTCTATCTTTACAGTATTCTTCTGCTGCTTTCCATTTTGCTTGATTTACAGCATATGTTGCGGCTTCATTTAAAAACGCTCTAGTCTTCATTTTTGGTATAGAAGGCTGGAGCGTTTGTTTATAGGGTTTAATTTCAACTACAATTACTTCATTCTTTTTATTTTTTATAATCATATCTGGAAAATATCTATGATATCTACCATCTATTGGTGATTTATATGGAATAACTAATTCTTCTGACCCCCAGGCAAGGACGTCTTCATTCATATCTAAATATCTCATGAAATCGGCTTCCCACTTACTTCTAAAAATTATATTTGTGGGATTTCCCATATATTTTTGAGGATTTTTTGGACGAAATTTACCCTTCATATTATCTCTATAAATAATTAATGACTTTTTACTTATAGGAAAAGAAATGGGTTCACTCCTTTCAAATATAACAAATAATCCATATGTTCAATCAGTAAATCAAACTGTTGTCAGTAATATAACACAGACCGCCACCGGTGCAGTAAATAATATTTTGAATAATGTGAATGGGGCTTTAGGCGGCGCCGGAAGTATAACATCTGCTTTAGCATCTGTTTTAGCATCTACTGGAATAACTTCATCTTCGGCTGGAGACATTATTGCTTCTGAACTTGATACTTTGATATCCGGATCAAGTTCTTTCTTTACTTCTGGTTCTCCTACCAGAATATCATCTAGTGCTCTTGCAAATAGAAATTTGGCTAGTCAAATTCAGTCTAATCCAGAAACTCAGATTCCAGGAACACAAAATACTACTAATGGTACAGATCCGGATTTAAGTTATCCACCGGATATGCCTCCTTATTATATGACATTACAGTTTGGAGATTATAATAGGCCCGATCCATTTTCAAATACAGCAATAAACGCTACATTTAAAATAACTCTTCCTTTACCGGACGGCGGTGGATTAATTGATGAGACATCTCCAAGATGGTCATCGACCGATCTAGGTTTAGCGGGAAATGTATTACAAAATGTACTTAATGCAGATAATAAGGTATCTAACAATATTGTATCTGTTACTGGAGACGTTGCCGCTTTTGCGCTTGGAACGGTTGGAAATGCAACAGGTCTGAATGATGTTGTTCAAACTGTTAGTGTAGGCACAGGTCTTGCTTTAAATCCTGCTACAGCTATGATTTTTAGTGGATTAGATTTTAGAACTTTTACGTTTAATTGGTTATTTGCGCCAAAAACTTCGGATGAAAGTAATACTTTAAAACAAATTATTAACCAAATTAAAGCTGCGCATTTACCTACATATTCTTCTGGTGGTACAAGTCTTTTATTTAATTATCCATCACTCGTAAAACCATATATTAATCCACAAACCGCTCAAGATTTTATGACAACTTTTCAATGGTGTGTTATAAAAGCAGTCAATGTAAGTTATTCTCCAATGGGAGATGCTCCATCATTTTATTCTGCTACACAAGCACCCGTAATGATTAGACTATCGTTAGTATTAGAAGAAATGGAATATAGATTACCTCCAGCTTATGGTGGAGCTTTAATTGGTAATACTGATGCTCTCGGTAAAATTGGAAATTTAGCAGGTGCTTTGGTTCAAGGCGCAGCTAGTTTTATTACCGGTACTTCACCACCACCATCGACGGGAGGTGGTTAATGACTCAGTTTTTTAAAAAATTTCCTGTAATAAATTATTCAAATACTTCCGCAGTGAATATATTTGCACGAGTCAATATGTCAAAATTGGCTCTTACAAATAAATCTGCTTTTTATACATATGTTATTCCAGAAGGAATGAAGCCAGAGCATCTTTCTTATAACTATTATTCTAATCCTGATTATATTTGGCTTATTAATCTTTCAAATAAAATAATTGATCCTTATTATGATTATCCTCTTTCTGATTCTGATCTAAATTCTTTGATAGCTCAAAAATATGGAAGTATATCTAATGCACAATCTACTATATTATATTTTACAACAAACTGGATATCTGATGATTCTATAATATCTCCAGCGGCATATGCTGCTTTGCCAGTGAGTGCAACTGAAAATTTACAAAAGTATTGGGCGCCTCAAATAGATAATAATAATAACATATATGCATATGTTCGTAAACAAGAAGATTGGATTTCAACCACAAATCAAGTACAGCAGCTAAATATAGTTAATGGAACAGAATTATTAACAGAAGATGGAGTATATACTCTTGAAACTGAAGAGGGATATGATTTACTTGCA